ACTGTGCCAGGTTAGCAATACGGTAGCTCAGTTCATTGGTGTCATCCGAATCATACCAGATGGTATAGATACCCATAACACGCTCGTAACCTCCAACAGGAATGCTAAGAGCTGATTGAGTTGCTAGTGTAGCGGATGCTAGATCAGACCCATCATTGGGTAGGATAAGACTTTGGTCATAGAAACCAGGAGTAGAGTATACTACTGTTCCTTGTGCAGTGTTTGAATTGAAAGGCATTGTTTTAAATGTGTATTAAAGGTTTATAATCCAGAACTTGTTCCGCAAGCCTGGTGACTATTGACGGCGGGTGGAAGCCATCATCTCCATACCAAATGCTAATAATAGTATCAGTACGAGAGAGTACAGAAGGTCCATCTAGAAGGCCCACTTAAGTCCAGCTTTGGTTCCGTAGTTGTTTTCGTCAGCGTCAGTTGTAATAAAACTGACTTCTCCATATACGGACACAGCTTCAGTAGCCTGAAAGGAGCCTCCGGCTTTCCCAGAAAATTCGGTATTAGCATCCCCTCCATCAGGGCTGACGATGGCTGGGCCCGCTTGAAGATAGTAGCCGAGACGCTCGGCGCTTCCTTCATAACCAATGTGAAGATCTGTTACGGATCCGTTGTAGTCTGATCCTGCCCAGCCACTGTTGATTTCAGTGTTAACATATGGGCCAGCCATTGCAGGTGTCGCAACTACGGTGGCCAGTGTTCCAAGTGCAATAAATGATTTCATTTTTAGTTTGTTGTATTGTTGTTCGCTACTTTGTTTTCGTGTACTTGATGCCACGATAGCAATAAGTGACAGTCATAGTTTTCTCCTATGATGTGATCCCCGTTCCCTGATCACACGTCATGCGTCAGCGCAAGCTGATGAACGGATGCTGTCATAGTAGTCATGTTTAGTGACGTGAACGCCTTCGATAAATGCAGCCACAAGTAGCAGCATGATTGCAATTACCCAAGGCTCTGTGAATCGTTTCACTTCTTACCAAGAAGAAGTAGATAGAGTACCTGCAGCACAAGTGTCACCACTTGGACTTAGTTCTACATCTGTTTGTAGCTCTGGGTAAGCTTTAGGAAAAGCTGCTGAATCAGAAGCAGGTGTTACATATAACACTTTGACATCAGTGTCAGCACCAACTGCTTTTGGGTCATACCCTGTATCTCTCCTAGCCATAATTAATCATCCTTTTTAGAATTCAAGTTTAGATCTTTCTAGTTTATCATATACATCTTGTCTGTATGCTGGATCGCTTTCATACTTAGGATCCTTCATAGCACGTACAACTTCTGCTTGACTACGGAAAGCGTCACCTTTGTTAGAAGGTGCCTTACCTGTAACAACTTGTCCATCGACTCCAGATGCATCATCGTAACGATACTTCAAAGCTTGTACAGCAAAGTAACAAGAAAGAGGATCTCCCTTATCCATTACTCTGTCGTACATTTCAATCTCTGCTTTTGCTAGGTTAGTCTTAGCCCAACCTATCATAGTATCATAATCTCCTGAGCTACCTGCTACACTCTTCAACTGACCTACAGTTTCTTGAGTCATAGGTGGAGCAGTGTTTTGATTCCTATATTGTAGGTGCATATGAGCTACTTCTCTTGGATCCATCTTAGCTAACTCTTCTAGAGTTTCTTCAGAGAAGTTAGATTCAACTGCCTCATCCCAAAGTTTATCCAAGAAAGCTGTATCAGGAGGCTCATCCTCTTCTCTCTTTTCCTCCTCCTCTGCTTCAGTAGTCTTCTCTTCTGGTTCCTCTCGTGGTTCACCTAACTTCTTTTGTAGTTCGATGTAACCTTTCTCTAAGTCTTCAGCGTCTTTAAATTTACCAGCTAGTAGCTCCCCTTGCTGTTCTTCTAAAGCTTCTCCTACTTTAATATTTTCTTGCTCTTCAGGAGTGAATTCTCCTTCCTGCGATTCAGCAGAATCATATGTTAGTGTTGCCATTGTGGGTGATAACTTCTAGGTTTCCAAGTCCCACGGTTTTAACGGTAACAGGGGACCCTAGTTTAGGAGTCCCTACCCTTTCCCGTGGGGCATATTTCATTTTAGTAGGTTCATTCATTGCAGTAGTTTTTGCTTTTACTGAACCCTTACGTTGTGGTTTGGATGGTGTTTGTTTGTCCATAGTTATTGTTGTTGTTGAGCCATCTGCATTTCAGCTTGCATTTGTTTCTGATCTACAGCTGCCATAGCTGGAGCATTCTGTTGCTCTTGCATCATCATCTGTTGTTGCTGTTGTTGCTGCTGCTCACCTTGTATCTCTTGCATACTCTTCACTAGGTTAAGTACATCGATACCTGAGGATGTTGCAAGCCTTTTGATTACCTCATCTGGATTGATGAATTGCATCATAGCTTCTGGCCCTACTGTCTGTGCAATAGTTTGCATGAACATAGTAAGACTCTCTCTGTCCTGGCCACGGCCAAGGGCATTGATACCTGCTACGATAGTAGGTTTAATTAAGTCTTGCGGTATAGGAGGTATAGTACCAGCCTTCTGCATCACAGTCAGTTTACGATCTAGATAAGGTACTAGGAACTCAACAGTTAGAAGGCTGAATAGCCCGCCAAGTTGCTGTTCCAATTCCATTTGTGTCATACGCACCTCTTCGGCAGTTGTGCGCTCAGATTGTCTAACAGAAAGAATAAGGAATGCTTCACTGAGCCTCCTCTCTAACTGTTGCATCATTACCTGTGAAGTAGCAAAGTCTGCAGTCTTACCAACCTGGATTACACCGATATCTTCAGGTCTTCCTTGTACGATTGCACCGTTACCAGCCTTAGCTAACGTCGAAGGTTTCGTACTAGAACTAGGACTAACAGTAAACACCACCTTAGCGGCTGCTGCACAGCCCTCTACCAGTGCTTGACTTAGTGCCTCTAGGGATTTAAGGTCTCCGATAAACTCTTCGACACGGCCCCTTCCATAGCCCTCTCCGTCAACTGTATTAAATCTCAGGGGAAGCCAAGGTGTAATCTTAAGTGGTGCCTTTCCTTGTGACTTTGGAATGATGTAATCATAAACCTCTTGATACCAAGTGACTTTGTTACCATAAACTTTAACATGTGTGTAGACATCACATTCAGTTGATTCATCCTCATAGTTACCTGTACTTTTCTCTAACATCTCAGGTACTAAACCTTCAATTATAGTTTTATTAATACTTTCCTTAGTAACCATCTCAATGACATTACCGTTACCGTCACGCTCAACTACATATCTATTCAATGGATATAGTTTAAGTCCAGCTTTACCCATGAAGATAAGAGCATTGCCTGCTACAACCAAGTGTTTCATCGCTTGGTGTACGACAACCCTATCATCAGAGGCAGCAATGGACTCAAGGATAGTACGTTCTACCTTAGCAAAGGCTAAGTCAAGATCAGATTTAATCTCCGGTCCATAGTCTCCTAGTTGAGATTCATCTACTTGTAGTTTAAAGAAGCTAGTCTGTGGAGGTAGAAGGCTAAGCATTAGCTTCGCACTTAAGGTGACTACACCTTTCGCACCGACTGATTGCCAGGGTGTTTTTAAATTCCTGGCTGAAGTCGTAGTGTTATCGTCGTGTATTAGATAAGGTAAAGTTAATTCAGATGCTTTCCGAGCAATATCTAGGTACTGATCTCGGTCACCTTTTAAAGCATCGTATCTCTTTTTAGCATTCATAGTTTAAGCAATATTCAACGAACCTGTCGGAGGACCGCTGGAGCCAGACCTGCCTCCACCTCTACCGAATAAGCCACCTGATCTATTGAAGGCCTCAAAATAATTTCCCTTCTTTCTCCTTCCTGTCGAAGGGGAATTAAACTTCCTCCCTGCACCTGTTAAGGTTATAGGGTTTCTACTAGATTTCCAAACTGGCTCAGGTTCTTGTAACGCCTGCTCGAAACCAGCTTTGCTGGCATCTGCTTTTACTGGGTTAGCTTTCCCATCTAGATATCTTTGTAGGTATGCTGAAGCGTCCTTACCGAATCCAGCAATACCCCAATTTGGAGTTCCACCAGCTGTCATACCTCCTGCTGCTAAGAAGTCATCTTCTGTCTTACCTGAACTTAGGCCTCTCATAAGATCCATATAACCTACTCCGCCACTAGGGCTTTGAAAATTATGGATCCATCTCAGTGGATTATTCTTCACTGAGGTTGCCATCGAAGTATGTTGCGCTGCCCCTGGTCTGATCTTGTCGCCGATCAATAGGTTGTCTCTGTTTTTTGTGAGAGCAACAGCAATTTGTTTATCGCTAAAACCTGCAGCCCTGGCCTGGTCAAGCATCCCACCTGCAACTCCAAACCGGCCATCCCGTTGGAATCTACTTAGAAATGATTGACCTGTTGTGTATCTATGACCTTGTGAACTTGTTTGCCACTGTGGTTTTGGTGGCTGTGCCCAGCTTGCACCTGGATACCATGGATATGTCATAATAAATCTCCTTTATTTGTAAAGTGTTAAAGAACTCTGTCTGTTAGGACAGGTTCTAGTGGTCCTTTGTGAACCACCCTTAGCCAATCATCGAAAAGTTTAAAGTCTTGGCCGTTTGGATTTTCTATGCCTTTTATAAGTTTCTCAATAGTATTCTGCCTGAACCTAGGCCAGTCATACCCATTAGCTTCTGCTGCTAATTCGTATCTAACACTGTCTAGTTTTCTATTAACAGAGAATTCTTCTTGTTTCTTAGCAGCTTCTAGTTCTTTATTAGAGAAACCTTTTGCTTTTGTTACGCTCATTACTTCTTATCCTCCATTCGTTTAGTTATCCAGTCTATCACTGATTGTTGACCGGCAGTGTACATTATTAGCGACACCGTATCCGTCGGGGTAGGGTCGCGAGGTGGAAAGACCTCCCGGAGTTCATCCAGGAGGTGGTTATCAAATTGAGGACCATAAATAGCCTCAAGCAT